CTACAAAACACCATAAGCACACAGCAAAGCAACGACAACCTAAAAACGATCGAATCGTTTGCGGCAGAAACGGATGAGTCAGGCACAAAGAAGCATCCCTATTTTGACGACGTGGTTGAAGATGTTATGCTTGAGCTACAAATTGACCGACAGCAGGGAAAACAGTCGGACTTAGGCACGTTATACGAACGTGCATGCTATCGGAACACATCCGTAAGGCAGAAACTCATCGAGGCCCAGCAAAAAGCAGCCACCGATGAGTCAAAGGCAGCAGCAAAAGAGGCTGCCGATAAAGCCAACGCGAATGCCAGACTGAAAGCCGAGCAGGCTAAGAAAGCCGGGAAAAGCGTAGTGGGTGACCCAGGTGGTGCCGCGCAAGCGAAAAAACAACATGAAAGCATTCGCAGCGCAGTAGAAGACGCCTGGAGCGCAAACAATTAATAACCTTTAATCGGAGATTCAGATATGGCAAGCCCTAATATCTCAGAAATCCTGACAACGACTCTTGAGTCAAGATCAGGTGCGCTGGCGGACAACGTAAGCGAAAACAATGCGATCCTTCGCCGTTTGAAAGAAAAAGGCAAGGTGCGTCCTGTTGGCGGCGGTACCAGCATCTATCAAGAGCTGGAATACGCAGAAAACTCAACGTACAAACGCTACAGCGGATACGAAACTCTGGACATCAGTCCATCAGACGTATTTTCAGCAGCTGAGTACAACTGGAAGCAAGCAGCCGTGGCAGTAACCTGCTCAGGCCTTGAAATGCTACAGAACAGCGGCAAGGAACGTGTTATCGATTTAATCGAATCGCGCGTATCAAACGCCGAGCGCACAATGCAGAATAACATCGCTGCAGACATGTACTCAGACGGCACGGCCGATGGTGGTAAGCAAATCGGTGGCCTACAGTCGCTAATTGCAGACGATCCAACGACAGGCACCGTGGGTGGCATTAACCGTGCTAATTACGCTTTCTGGCGCAGCCAAATGTTTGACGCAACCACTACAGGTGGCGCAGCGGCAACAGCGGCGAATATCCAGGGCTACATGAACACAATGTGGTTAAACACTTCACGCGGCACTGACCACTCGGATCTAATCCTTGCGGACAATGCGTACTTCAATCTCTACTGGCAGTCACTGCAGGCCATTCAGCGTATCACTAGCGAAAGCCAGGGCGAAGCTGGATTCATGACATTGAAATACATGGGCGCTGACGTGGTATTTGATGGTGGTTACAACGGCGCATGCCCAACTAACCACATGTACTTTTTGAACACGGATTATATCCACTTCCGTCCGCATTCAGATCGTAACTTCACGCCACTAGATCCAGATCGCTTTGCAACCAATCAGGATGCAGTAGTTAAGCTGATCGGTTTCGCTGGCAATATGACAATGTCTAATGCATTTTTGCAGGGCATTCTGAAAGACTAAACCTGGCTGAATCTTATCGAGGCGAAAGCCTTGGTAAGGCCAATTAACTAACTGGAGCAATTAAAATGTATCAATTAATCGGTATTGACCCAGCTCTGGCAGCGAACAGCGTTCCTCAGTTCACGCCAGGCACACACGGCATCGACAACGATGGCAAAATCTACAAGTACATGATGTACGACGAAGCAACTGCGGCTGTGGCCGGCGTAGCAGGTGAGGTGGCGTACTACGTCGCAGACACTGGATACGGCGCACACACAGTAACGTCTGACCTATCGGATTCGTCCGAAAATGGCGCAGGCGTACTGCAAGTGGCAATGTCTGATAACGAGTATGCGTGGTTTCAAATCAAAGGCGCTGCAACCCTGTCAATCGCATTAACTGCAGGCGGTGATGGTGACAACCTCACTCCAACCGGCGCAGGCGATGGATCGCTGGACCTGAATACAGCAGTAACAGATCACCTCTGTGCATTTGCTGTAGACGCAACAGCGAACGAAATCTGCTGCGACTTCCCTTGGTAGGGTAAAAGCAGTTAGACTCTAAAAAGGCGATAGCTTAACGGCCGTCGCCTTTTTTTTACCCTCAAACTAACGCGAGAAAATTAACATGGAAAACTCTAGCCAAAGCATACTCCCAGACAACACTCAAGAAGGATACGTCGACCCAGTCGTGCAGCAACCTAACCAGGCATACGCCCCTGCACAACAGCAGGCCCCACAATCAACCATGCAGCAAAACATGGCAATAGCATCACAACAGGCAAAAGAAACAGGCATCATTCCTGAATTTAAAATCAGAGCGGTCAAGAACGAATTTAAGTCGACACAGGAAGGCCGCCCGATATATGACGATATTGAATGGATCACCATTCGCGTGGCAGGTGATAGAAACAGCGAAATATCACGCAAAGTCAGCGCAGAGGACAAGGTCCGCTTTGCAGCTTACTATCAGGCATTTCAGGCAGGCGAGCGCGTCGCACAAACAGGCACGCCCCTAGAGCAATGGCCGACAATATCACGCAGCCAGGTGGCAGAACTAAAGCACCTGAATATTTTCACTGTTGAGGCGCTGGCCCAGATATCCGATCAAGGAATATCTAACATTGGCATGGGTGGACGTGAAATGGTCGTAAAAGCCAAGGCATATCTTGAGGCCGCAAAAGAAACAGCGATACCTCAGCACCTGGCAGCCGACAACCAGCGTATGCAAAACGAAATGGACGACCTGAAGCGCCAAATCTCTGAAATAGGCCACGCTACAGCGGATTACAGCGAGCTCAAAGCACAGATCGAACAGCTAACGCTATCCAATACCAGTCTAGAGACGCAGGTGTCTACGTTACAAATGGAAAATGCTGCGCTACAATCGCAAGCAGCAACGAAAAAACCAGCCCCTAAGAAAAAGGCAGCGCCTAAGAAAAAGGCGTCGCCTAAACCTCAATCCGAATAGGAGATAACCGATGGCCGACAACCTGCTAAAAATATGCCAAAACGTAGCAGATAAACTGCAGATTGACCGGCCCTCGGCAATCCTAACCTCGACAGATGACACAGCGAGACTGCTGCTTCAATGCGCCAAGCATGAATGCGAAGCACTGGTCCGACGAAACGAGGATGGATGGAAGGCGCTGATTCGAGAGCACACCTTCACCACAGTCGCATCAACAGCCAGCTATGATCTACCAAGTGATTTTAAGTATTTTGTCGATGAAACCATGTGGGACCGCTCCAATTACTGGGAGCTACGTGGACCGCTCAGCCAGAAAGAATGGCAGAACGTTAAATCATCAGTGCTCGGTCAATCAGTCACCCCGCGAAGCCGATTCCAAATCCGATCAGATGCAGCAGCAACAAACCCGTCAGTCAAATTTTTTATGGACCCAACCCCGACGGAAGCCTGGGACATTGTGTTTGAATATGTCTCAGACGGATACGCGATCGATGTAGCAGACGGATCCGTGGTCAACAGCTGGACCAAAGACACCGACACGCCAATGCTTGACCAATACCTGATCGAACTCGGCATAACATGGCGATACCTGTCCAGGAAAGGCCTGCCCTACGAGGAAGAGTGGGACGAATGGAATAACGCTGTTGAAACCGCGATGGGGCGAGATGGTGGTGCGAGAACACTAAGCCTGACGCGCAAATCACGCAACGGCCTGCTAACGACCTGTAATGTACCAGATACTGGATTCGGACAATGATCAGCAAGCTAGAGCGTCGACGCAGGAAGGGAGCCCGTCGCCATCAGATGACCATGCCGCAGGAGGTACCTGCGCCATACGGCGGACTAAACACCCGGGACGCACTGAACGCCATGCCCCCAACTGATGCCGTTAAACTAGACAACTGGTTTCCATCAGAAGGCAAGGTTTCGGTCAGATCAGGCTACACAGAGACGCACGACACAGGCGAAAACGGCTCAGATATTGAATTTATGATGGAATTCAGGGCCGGCGCTTATCAACAACTTATTGTTGGCGTGAACAACCGACTGCACGAAGCATCCTATACGTCCGAAGGCACGGCAGATGGCGACACACTGAACCACTTAATCGACAGCACAGCTGACTTTGTAACCGATGGCGTTACAACCGACAGTATCGCTATTAACACCACAGACAGCACATACGCCAACGTAACCGGCGTTTTAGCGGCCGATCTGACTCTGGATGCGGATAATTTCCCGGACGGCGACGAAAACTACAAAATCACCACGCCAATCGGGACCAGCTACAGCTCAAACCGCTGGATGGCCGTCAACTTTAACGGCGTTATGCCTTTGGTTAACGGCGCCGATGCCCCGCAGCAATGGGATGGATCCGCCATATCAGCCCCTAGCTGGACCGGTATCGCAGACGCCAGTACATTGTCCGGCGTGGCCGTGCACAAATTCCGCCTCTATTTCTGGACAGGTATTGACCAATCGTTTTGGTATGCCGCGCCAAATGCAGTATCAGGAACCCTGACAGAATTTGATTTGTCCCGCGTAACTGGTCTGGGTGGAAACTTGATAAATATCAAATCATGGACCATCGACAGCGGGTCCGGGCCAGACGATTTTATATGTTTGATTTTCAGCAGTGGCGAGGTGGTAGTGTACCAAGGCGATGACCCAGGCACTGCAGCATCATGGAGCATCGTGGGCGTCTACAGCCTGCCAGAACCGCTGGGCGGCAAACGCTGTTGTGTAAAGCTAGGCGGCGACCTAAAGGTAATTACAAACAGCGACATCGTATCCATGACACAAACCGTGCAGCTAGGATACGAGAAGATGCCGAGAACCAAAATAACCGGTGCATTAAGCCAGGCTGCCACCATCCACGGCTCGTCTTTTGGATGGGAAGTCACAGTCGGCCCGAAAGGCAAAACACTGACCATTAATCAGCCGGACTACAACCAAACCTATAATCAGCTGGTTATGAACACCGTGACAGGTGCGTGGTGTCGATACACAGGCATTGCAACCAAGGCATGGAACCGTTTTAACGGCGTGGCTGTATTTGGCGGGCTGGACGGTAAAGTCTACCAAATGAGCGGGAACACCGACGCCACAGCTGGTATCACCGCTGATGCCCTGCAGGCATGGAGTGCGCTCAATATGCCTTTTGACAAACTGGCACAACAAGCCCGTCCTGTTATCACGGCGCAAGGCTCCATCAGCTACGGTCTGGCTTTAGGTTTTGACTTTGAAGACGTTGAAGCGCCAACACCCGAGGCAGCTGCCAGCTCTGGATCATCATGGGATTCGTCTCCCTGGGATACCAGTCCATGGTCAACTGAAGGCCTTGTCTTTAAGTCATGGCGATCAGTATCGGGGCAAGGTCAGTACCTATCAGCAAGCCTTACTGTCAACGCAAAACAGGAAATATCATGGCTGAAAACCGACTACAGAGTGACACCGATCAAGAACACATAAGCATGACATGGTGCTGCAGCGAACTTATGTGGCGCTGGCATTGCTTGAAAACGGGCCAAAAATACAATAAAAACCCGGCAGTGAAGTGTGCCGGTATCCTGAAAAATGGTGAAATCATCGGCTCAGTGATCTATCATAGGTTTAGGTGGCCGGACATTGAGATAGGAATCGAGACGACAGACCCAGCTTGGTGCAACCGGCGCATCCTGAAAGAAATATTTGAATACCCGCTAAGCACACTCAACTGCAAGCGGGTAACAGCGACAACAGACCCATCCATCCCGGAGGTCTGCCAATTTTTAAAACGACTAGGTTTCGTTGAAGAGGGCAGACTACGCGACGCACTGCCCCACGGCGATCTCCTAATACTTGGAATAAAACGCGACGAATGTCGCTGGGTGAAATAGCATGGGCGGCATAGTAGACGCAGTATTCGGAAGTGAGCCAAGCGCTCCAGATCCAACACAAACATCAGAAGCACAAATGGACATCAATCGCGATGCCCTGTACACATCGTCCAATATAAATGCAATGGACCAGTTCGGTCCGGGTTTTAATGTCTCTTACAGCGGAACGCCAGAAAACAGATCAGTAAACTACAGCCTGACAGGTGATCGGCAGCGACTTGCCGACATGATGAATCAAGGCTCTATTGACTCTATTTATCAAATGAATCAATACCAGCCCGCCAACTCCGCAGAATACGGACAAAAAGCATCCGACGCAGCATATGAAGCGCTTGCAAGCAGGCTGGGTAACTTCCAGGATAAGCGGTTCGATCGCACTGAAAACATGCTCACACAGCGAGGCCTGCCAGACACGGGCGAAGCGTTCGGTAATGAAATGGATGATTTAATGCGACTGGAAACAGACGAGCAGTTACAAATCGCCGCAGCAGCAGACAAGATCGGCATGGACAAAGCAAATCAAATGTTCGGACAAGACCAGATGCAACAGCAGAACCTGCGACAGCAACTAGCTCAAATGATGGGATTGAATCCCGAAAATACAGTCCAAATGCCAGGGCAGCCCGGCCTGCAGATGAGTCCGGCCGATCTAATGGGCGCAGAAAACAACGCATACAATGCCGAAATGAGTAGCTACAATGCAGGCATCGGCGGCCTGTCTAATCTCGGCGGGTCCGCCATGATGGCCTATGCATTATCAAATCCAGCATTTAAAGAAGACCACCGCGAAGTAGGCGATATCCTGCCCCGCATTGACCTGCTTGATGTGATGGCCTGGAAATACAAACACGGCTTTGCTGACGGCGGTAGCGCAGGATTTCACATCGGCCCATATGCGGACCAGTTCAAGCAGCTATTCGGCATAGGTGACGGCGTCACAATCAACATGATGGACGCAGTGGGCATTCTGTTTAAAGCTGTAAAAGAGCTGAATTATAAAATCGGTATGATCGTTCCAGAGGTGTCCTAATGAATTATTTCAAACCAATGGTAGCACCTACATCGACAGATAATCGCAAACAAGCCATTGCAAATATGTTGATGCAGCGCGGTACCAGCGGGCAAGCAAAACACCCATTTGATGTGCTCGCCAACATGCTGAACGCCTACACCGGCGCAAAGGTAATGAAGCAAGGCGAAACGGATATGAAAAACCGTCAGCAAGGCGCTCAGAACACCATGATGGAAGCGCTTGCCGAGTACAGAGGCGATACGCCAAACTACAGCCCTCAAGGCCCACAGCAAACCCAGCTCGGCACAGGACAGAATCAAAAGGCCATGCTCGCGCACATGATGACTAACCCAGACACGGCCGGTATGGCGTCGCAAATGCAAATACAACAAGCTATGGCGCCGCCAAGCTATGGCACTGCGACTGTGGGCGTCGAAGGCAAACCAGATCAGCGTCAGCAGGTCTTTTTCCCGAACACTAATCCAGCAAAATATAAGCCACTAGGACCAGGGTATCGAGCAAAAGCGCAAACCGAAATCAACATGGGTACAGGTCAGCCACCGTCAGAGGCGGACAGCGAGCGAAAAGCGAACAAAGCCGTATCAGAACAAGTCGGAGCGCCACTAGCTATCCGTGCGCCATGGGCTAATATTGGCGACCCCAAAGAGCGAGACAAGGCCCGCGTGAAATATGGGTTTGAAGCTGATAAGCGCCTTGGTGCGATGGAATCCGAAGCAAAAACGTATGCGGACACGCTGGGCGATATTGATCGATTCCTATACCTGAATAAATCAAATTATACCGGCAAGGTTATGGACGTCCCCGGAGCCAAGGCTGTTCGATCGCTGGCTGATGCAGATTTTCAGGAAATGCAATCCATCACCGATAAAATGACACCGGGCATGAGACAGGGCCTTCCAGGTTCGGCGTCTGAGCGCGATACCGCTATGTTCAGAAGCGCGACACTTGGCACTAATAAAGACCCTGAAGCTAACGAGAACGTCGGATTAGGACTCAAGGTATCAAAGCAAAACGGATTAGATAAAATTGAATTCATGAAAGATTACAAGCTAGTCAATCAGCACCTCGAAGGTGCAGGCAGCAAGTGGAATCAATATATCGAAGCAAATCCAATATTTGACCCTAACGCTGAAACGGGCAGCTACACGCTGAACAATGACCGCATGACATATAAAAAATATTTCTTATTGCCAATGCCGGAGGATAAGCAGAGCCATAGTCAATTGCCAGTCGGTGCCCCATATCGTGATCGACAAACTGGGAAAATTGTCTACAAGGTGCAGCGATAATGGAATTGAACGAATTTGGTGACCCAATTGACGCTAAGCCAGGTAGTGCGCCCGCTCAGACTCAGAAAAAACTTAATGAGTTTGGTGACCCGTTACCTACGCAAACACAGGCCGAGACAATACCTACGACGCCAGAAACCACCACATGGGATAGAGCAAAGGACATGATTGGCGGCGTCATGAGTCCACCCGCAGAAGACTATGGAGAACTCCCCGCATCACCTACCAGCGCAGGGCCTACCGGTGATTTTCAGCTGGCAGACACGCCCGTCGGCATGTACAACATTGTTAAAAAATCGCACTGGGCGAAAGACAAAAAATTAAATCTTGATCAAGATCAACATGGCAATCCGATTGTTGTTGCAGACGGCGAGCCGTTCTACTTCAACAAGCCGGGACCAAGCCTGAACGATGTAGACCTTGGCGTGATTGGGTTAAGTAGAATACTTCCTGCAGCAGCAGGCGGCGGATACGCATCAGCCGGTAAAACCATGATCAATCAGGCCGCACGGTTCGGTCTAGTCGAAGGCATCAACGAATCGATGTACCAGGCCAAAAAAGCACTATCGGGCGCAGACGAAGGATACGACTACGGCACAGTGTTAACTGCCTCGGCCTTTGCAATGGGAGGCGAGCTGGCCGGACGTATGCTGACCCCGCTTGTGGGCCGCGCATGGAATAAATTATTCGGCAAAACAGACGATGTAGCCAAATATTTTGATGGCGAGCAATGGACAGACGACGGCATCGAGATGCTACGCAAAAATGATGTGGATCCAGATATGCTCGACGACATCATGCGAGGCGAGTTAGAAAAGACCGGCGTGCTTAGCAAAGAAGCAGCGGATCGTTATAACTTTATGACCAAACAAGGCATGAAGCCAACCAAGGCGCAGCTAACACAGAAACGAACCGACTTTGCAGACCAGCAACAAGTAGCCCGTTCTGACGTCGGCGAGAACCTTACACAGCGCCTAGACTCACAAAATCAACAGATGATAGCGAAAGCGGACGCCATAAAGGGCAAAACAGGCGGAATAACCAACCTAAGACAGTCCACGTCGGCCGATGTAAGCGATTATGTGACAAAGCGAGCACTGGCTGATGACGCAGCTGTGTCGCAATACTACAAAGCCGTACGTGATCGCCTTCCAGAGCAGAAAATAATCAAGACGCCAAATCTGTTTAGCTGGATAAAGCAAAACTCGTCAAAAAACGAAATGAGTCAGGGCGCAATTAAAAATATGTGGGGCGACCTGCAGGCTCGCGGCGTCATTAACAAACAAGGGAAAATGGTAGGGCGTGTGAGCGCAGATGTAGCAGAAGAAATCAGAAAGAATCTGAATCAAATCTATGCCGACGGCAACCCAACCGCCCGCATGCTGGCAACCCAGGCAAAAGACGCGCTCGATAAAGACGTTTTTGCTTATCTGGGTAAAGACGAATTTCTTGCGGCCCGAGCGGCTAAACGTAAATTTCACGCTCTATATACTGATTTCAAACAACACAAACTACAGAAGCGCGGAGCCAATATTCTGGAAAAACTCTATGATGGGAGCATTACACCAGACCGCGCCCTGGACCGGATAATGCTAGGCGGCGTGGATGACCTGAAGCGATTGAAGCAATTTATGGTTGAGATGGGCGACGATGACGGTCGCATGATCTGGAATAACATGCGAGCACAAATAGTGCAGGACGGCATTGATGCAGCCACCAAAGGCGGCAAAACTCAGCTCGGCGACCAGCTGTGGAATGAGAAAGCTTTTAAGAATGTAATCGACGGCTACACCCAAAAAGGCAAGCTGAATATATTGTTTGAGCCAGATGAAATCACCGAGATTTTAGACATAATGAAACTTGGCCGAATTCGAACACCGATCATCGACAGCGCAGGCAGCACAGCGCTCGGGTATGGCCCATCTGCACCGGCTATCGAGCGAGCATCAAATATGATTGCCGAAATACTCCAGCGAGCGCCATCACCAGGGGCAAGAGTTGGGGCTGAGGTCGTCAGAAAAGGCGGCACACAGGCCAAAAAGCAACTATCCGACGCATACATGCGGGAACTGGCTCAAGACGCAGTAAACCCAAGCAAACGAACGTTGGATGCAATAAAGAAAGCAGGAACGAAAACCAGAGATCAGGCTATCGGTCGTGTTGGTGGTCCAGTCGGGGGATTGAGCGCGATTGGTGCTGCTCAGGCTCTAGGCGATGACGAAAAAGGAAGTACACAATGATTGTGATAGCCAAAAACACAAAAACGCCAGCCTTGCCTATAAACAGCCAGGCAACGGCAAACAGTGAAAACCCGATGATTCTTGCTATGATCTCAACCATGAGCAATATCTTTACATACGAACGAGGAAAATGAAATGGGATGGGACGGATCAGGCGGCTTTGACCGCGAACACAACTGGGTTAATGACCGAGATGCAGCGATCGATATCACGGCCAGCCGGATGGATGCAGAATTTGACAACTACGCAACCGGACTTGAGGCCTGTTTAAACCGTAACGGCGAAAACTCACCATCGGCTAATATACCCATGGGTGGATTTAAATTCACAGGTGTAGCTGCCGCATCAGCTGCCGGCGAATTCCTGCGCTACCAGCAATTAATCAACACTCAAACAATTTTTGTCCCCGCCGCTGGTCTGCGCCCCACTGTTAGCAATGGCTCTGGATTTACAGGGGCAACAGAAACAACATCGGGACGCCCTGACATCGTCGGCGCCCCGTTCGATGACACCAGCCAGGAATACGCGCAATTTCAAATCGCTATGCCAAAACAGTGGAATGAGGGCACAATCACCGCGCAGTTTTTCTGGACAGGCTCAACCGCATCAGCCACAGGTGTTGTATGGGGCATTCAAGGCGTATCATGCGGCGATAGCGACACCATCGACGTGGCATACGGTACGGCTCAGGAAGTCACTGACACCCATAGCGGCACGGCAGAGGACATCATGGTAAGCGCGGCATCTAGCGCAATCACCATTGCAGGAGCGCCAGCCGTTGATGAAATGTGCTTTTTCAGAGTCTACAGGGACCCAACAAACGGAGCAGACACCTATGCAGACGACGCAATACTGATCGGCATAAAACTGTTTTACACTATCGACGCAGGCAATGACGCATGAGCGGGGCATCCTTTGGTTATGGCTTTATATTGACAGGTGGTACGGATTCAGACTTCGATGCCCACCTTGGTCGCATGACGGACAAATCAAACGCCACATTAAACGCTGAAATTTTAGACCTTATTGTCGGACTTAAAGAAGATGACATCTGGGACAAAATCGTAGACTTCTGTATCCTGCATGACAACTTGGCCGACAGCCTGCTCGGCATTAAGGGAAGCTCAGACTCGGCAGAATATGATCTATTTTCAGGCGGCGGGACTTTGACGCATTCGGTCGGCCCCGGAAACACGGCCGGTATTACAACAGGCGCAACAGACAATGAAAGTCTAGGTGGCACCGGCGTATGCATTAACACACAAATAACCCGTGGAAACGCTAACGATTGCGGCGTGTTTGAGGTTGATCATGCATACAGCTCTGGCGGATCAACTGAGAATGTTTTTTTAGCCGGCTTTGCGAACGGCTTTAGAGCAGTAAAGACGACCGCATTCAAAGGCTCCACAAATGTGGGCGGTCAAGTTAATGGCTCAGCAGCAGCCACTGTGGCCGGGCTAACAAATGGCTTTTCATTAACGAGCCAAAACCCGGCAGATGTGGATGATGCATTTTTCACCAGAAACGCATCGACTAGCACAGTAACGGGCGCCACAAATGCGGCATCAGGTGGAAATGAGGTGTATATTGGCGCAGACAACCACGGCGTCAATGATGCTCGATTTGGAACTAATGCCGGCGGACCGTATTCTGCAAGATTCAGCGCGTGGGGGGTCACTGAAAACCTTACGCTTGCCGAAGCACAGTTACTAAAAAGCCGATTAAAAACGTTTTTAAGTAACACCTACAGCATAACAGCCATACCATAAGGAAAATTAGCCATGAAAAAACTACTCGCAATTATATTTATACTTACAAGCTTTAACGCACACAGCGACATCATCCTGAAATACGGCATGGTCGCATCGGACGAGCCTGACGATACGAACTTTGGTGGCATCTGGTTAGAGCAGAGCGACTGCACATCCTGCCTGAGTATTTTCGGTATCGAGCTGCATAATGACAAAGACTTGGTAAGTAACCGAATTGCGGGTATCGATTTTACATACAAGGCACTACACAGGCCAGACGCAGGAACCATACGCCTAACCTTTGGATACGCGATGGCAGAAAAAGCGATTAATGATAGCGAGCAGTTTAATTTCCATCTGGGCGCGGCGCTGGTAGGGAATCACGCAATAGCTAAGAATGTACACTGGGGCCTGTACTGGGATCATTTCTCAAACGGCAGGCGCGTATTAGACAGAAGCCACATACCAAAAAACAACCCATTAGACCTGGTGTCAATGGGTATAACATTCGAGTTTTAGGAGTAAAAGATGAGTACAGTCAGCCCAACTGAGGTCCACTATCACAGTCTTGAAAAAGACCAGCCTCAGCGGGTATCAAATAACTCCCCTTTGCCCGTTGCATTTTCACCCAACACGGCAAACTTAGACGCATTCGCAAGGCTTCGCGTGTCAGAGCCTGAGACTCTATTCGATAGCAAGCAGATACACTCTAAGGCCCCGCTATTCTGGGACGAATTAATTACTGGAGCGGCGGCCGGGACATGGTCACAAAGCGGCGCATCCACGATCATGGACGTCGATGCATCAACTAATGAGTCAATTATTAGGCAGACATTCCAGCGCTTTAACTACCAGCCAGGCAAATCACAACTCGCCCTTATTACAGGCACGCTGCTAAAAACGGCGACAGGAGGGGCAGGACTGGAAAGAGGGGTCGGCTTAGGGGATGAAAGAAACGGATTTTTTCTTGTTGATAGCGATGGGGAAATTATTATACGACGCCGGACAGCAACCACAGGCTCTACTGTTGATATTGATGTGGCCCAGTCCGACTGGAACCTTGACAAGATGAACGGAAGCGGGGCATCGAAAATAACTATGGATTTCTCAAAGTCTATGATTTTTCTTATAGACATGGAGTGGTTAGGCGTCGGCCGTGTACGCATAGGCTTTGTAATCGACGGAACGCCATATTACGTGCATCAATTCATGTGGGCAAACAACGAGCAGGGCGTCTATATGAGCACGCCAAACCTGCCTGTTCGCTATTGGATCGCTAACGATGGAAATTACGCCTCAGCAGCCGAAATCGAGCACATCTGCAGCTCAGTAATGTCTGAGGGAGGGACTCAGGAAAACGGGCCGCTAAGATCGGCCAGCACAGGTCCTGTGGCATCACTAGCCAATACAGCTTTGTATGCTATTGTAGGGTTTAAGCTAAAGGCAGGAAATTATGACGCATCTGTCATCTTAAAAAAAATAGCCATGATCGCATCAACCAACAACGATCAAGCGCAATGGAGGCTGATGTGGAATCCAACGATAGCCGGCGTTTTTACCTACAGCGACGAAACCGACTCAGTGGTCCAGGTAGCTAAGGCAACGGATAATACAAACACTGTTACAAACGGCCACCAAGTCGATTCAGATTTTTTTTCAACAGCCACGCCAACCAGCAATGCAATAGATAATTCACTAAAACTTGGTGCCAACATTGCAAAGGACGACTTTGACGAGCTTGTCCTGTGTTGTGCGCCAATTACGTCAAATATAACTGTTCGCGGATCAATTACATGGCGAGAAAACAGTTAATAGAGAACTACCAGTATGATATGTTTTAAAATAAGATTAAGGAGAAAAGCATGACAGCAACAAATCCGACTTCAACATTGTCAGAAGATGTAGAGACAGGCCTACCAACGGCAGACAGAGGTGTGGCTGGAGGTAAAAGTGTAAACATTGCATCATCCGGGCCTTTGGGAATAGGTCATAATAGAAATATTGCAGCAGCAGCTACAACACACCCAGGCGACGACACAAACAATGTTTGTACGTGGACGGCAGGCGAAAACATAACAGAATTAGTAATTACTATTCTGCCTACAACCGGTACGGCTTTGCAGAATGATGATATTTGCTTAGGCGTATTAGATGCAACCGATGGGGCCGAGGCCCTATCATGGCTAGGTGCAGCGGGCGGGATTGCTACAGATGTTCAGTATTTCGTATTACACCCAAATCAACCAAATGTAATCACATCAGACAGTCCTATAACCAGATTTGACTGCGAGCCGCTTAATGCGATTATGCGCGTAATTGTGGAGGCAGGATAATGATACATAAAACCTTAAAAAACAAAGCGGCCGAAAATAATACGGCCGAAACATATCCAAGCACGTTAAAGCATTGGTGGAAATGCGACGAAGCCACAGGCGCTACAACTCTTGTCGATACGATTAATGGTGCAAACATAGATATATCTGCAATTACATCAAGTGATGGGATTATTACTACCCTCCCCTCATTGATAGACGGCGCACTTTCTGCAACTCCTGAAGCGATAGGCACTAAAGATTTTTGCTTTATGTTTAAAGGAGTTGTCGGAATCGTTAACTATGTCGATATTGGAGCGCAAACTGGTCACAGTTTAAAAATTGCGGGATCTGTCATTGCAAATACTGAAGTGAACGGCGCTAGTGGCACAACTTCTGTTGTATCAAATACTGACGCGGATGATGCATCGTGGGCGTTAGTAAGAAACTCTAATGACTCTGGAAACATAGCTCTGTATAAAAACGGGGTTATAGTTGGTACATCTGACGCCGACGGCTCTGGCTCTATAATTTTAGAAGACGAAATAACGCTTTCAGGCATAACTACCCTGGCAGGAATGGCTTTGTATGTTTATGATACGCTACCTAAAAACATAGGCGATATTATACGATTTAATTCTGCAAATTGGGCCGCAAATAATAAAATAGTGTGGCCTGAGTAATGCGCCGCAAAATAGCACGCGCTGTTAAGCAAGCCACCAATATAACTATTGATGATATAGATGGGGCTAGTACCCCTTCATTAATAGCTTATTACAAGTGCTCTGATGCAGCTGATGGAGTCATTCCTGATCATTCAGGTAATGGCTATGACTTGTCCGTTAATGTTGCTCTCGATGGCGCGAACTCTTTCTCTACTTTGCAAGAAATGCTGGCTTTTAAAGCTGGGTACTTATCAGTTAAAAGATATGACGGCGGTGAAATAGATATTACTGGAACGCTTTTGGATACACAGGATAAAGTCGTTTTAGTTTGTTGTGATATGTATTACGACAATGACGGGACTAGAGATATTGATGCTGGAACTTCGCACGATATAAATGAGCGAGGAACAGACCCGTATCAAGGCTGGATGGTGGGTGGGGCAGGGACATCTAATTATTTTAGAGCGACAAAATATGTTGACCCTAACCCTAACTATTATTTCAATCAAACAACCGTAGTAAGCGGCCAAGCTGTTATCGCTGGTGCATTTATACCGAGCACGGCGGTTTATAATTCAGTTAATGGCGAGGCGACAAAAACCACGACATTAGGCGTTCCAGTAGGCGACATATCAACAGTATCTAGTTTACTAGCGCAAGATGGTAAGTTTGCGATAACAGGTGTCGATGCAGTCTCGACATCGGTCAGAAACTATCAAGTGTGGGCATGGGATGCGGCAGACGCTCCGAGCAACGCCGTATTAAGCGACACAGTTAAATGGCTTAGTACAAACCCTGGCAAAATACCTAAATGGTTGATAGGAAAATAAAAGGAAAACATTATGGGCGATTTAAGTAAGAGTCTAAGCAGATGGGAAATAGAATGCCCGTGTGGGTGTAACGAGGACACGCACGACCATGTCCAGGTGCAGAACCTGCAGGACTGCGTCGATCACTTTCAAGACAAGTATCAAGATAAAAAAATAGCTATACACATCAACAGTGGAAATCGTTGCCCGGAATACAATTCGACAATAAAAGGTGCATCGAGAACAAGCCAGCACACCCACTACAAAGCTGATGATTTTTTCCTGTATGACAAAAACACAGGTGATTATAAAACTGGCGACCATATTGACGACGATGAAGTCGCTGATTATCTTGAATCAAAACATTCAGACAGCTGCGGAATCGGCAGATATAATGGCCGAACACATCTTGACTCAAGGTCTACAATGACAAGATGGGACCGGCGATAGTAATAATAAATAAGGAAAAAACATGGATCTATCGAACTTTTCAGACAAAGAGCTCATCGGAGGACTGTCCGCCGGCCTTGGTGGTTTATTAAGGATTTTATTAAACGTGGATCCAGAAGTACCAAAAACCAAACAGTTTGCATTGTTATTTTTTGCCGCTCTGCCTGTGGGCTGGTCCACATATCTCATAGCAATTCATTACAATTATGAAATTTTTGCATTTCCTGCCGGTTTTTTTGCTGGAATAATGGCACTATCAATTGTATCAATGGTGGCGAGAGATGGGGCTGGAGCATTGTTCGCTATTTTTATTAAAAAAGGAGGAAAGTAACATGCGGAAAAGAACCGTAAATATGCTGACCCTATACATGGCTGTTGGAGCTCTTCTAAACTCTCTCGCGCTCTGGCTTTTATTTGAGCTGGATATCTCTGGTGATGAAACAATACTGACCATCGTTGCCGTCAGCGCGTGTTACATTCTTATTGCCAGGGACATATCAATAAAGCACGAAATCATCTGCAGCGGGAAAAAGCATTACGATTACGAACAAAACGAGAGGCGAAAAGGAGCATGAATAAGTATCTGATACTCGGAGCTATTGCCGCATGCATCGGCGGTTATTTTTATGGCGTAGAGGTAACAGATACAAAATGGATAGCCAAAACACAAACTGCAATCAATGAGGCCGTGGCCGCTGCCAGAGCTCAAGAAAAAATCAAACAGGATGAAGTTAATGAAATCACTCAGACTCAGATCACTGAACTTGCCAGCATTCATGCTCATATGCAGCGCGACCTTATCAGCCTGCGGAACCGTCCAAGTCGCAGAAACAGCGCCAGAGATACCAAAACTGACTGCAAGGGTACCAGTGGGCGAGAACTTTCGGGACCAGATGCAGAGTTTCTTACAAGGGAAGCTGCCAGAGCAGACACAATCAGAAAAGCCTTAATCGCCTGCTATGACTATGCAGACGCGATCCAAAAAAACTAAGAAAATATTCTACCAATCATCCATGCGATGAGCTGAACAGCAAACCCGCCGGCGAAAAAAAGAAAAAAGAATATAATAACTAAAACAAGATCATTGCCTGGCTGATTTTTATCTCGCATCACTCCCCCTCGCTGCTAGCTGATGTAAAATGCTTTATCAAACACAGAAGCCGGAACTAATTCTCTATATTGGTTTTCCCTTAGATACTTAAGATACGCTACCTTGACTGCTTTACAATCTTTCTCCCGCTGCTCCCTGCAAGCCTGTTCAGTGGCTTCCGCTATTCGCTGGTCTAGTTCTGATTGGTTGAATAAACGATCATTAAATTCAGGCTCTTTTAATACTTCTGAATCTGCTGTTCGTGACATTCTTGCTAATTCTCGTGCAAGTTCATCTGGCTTGTAGTTAGTTAGCCCACTCTCGCTATTAAAAATCCTATCATTCCATGCCTCAAAATAAGTGACATCAACACCATATCTATTTTCCATCACTTCAC